TGGTAGCTATCGTTGCACGTATAGCCTCCTGCTCCTCCTGTGATAGATTGGAATTGCGTAGATTGGCAAGCACTTCATCGATTGGCGCTCGTTTACCGGACGGTGTGGGGGCCGTTTCCTGTTCGGACGTTCCCGCCTCCGTCTCCGGTACGTTATCACCATCAATAGGCTGCTCACCCTCACCTGTCAACTTCGCAAGAGCCGTCTCCAGCTCGGCATCCTGGCGCTGAGCATCCTCCTCCCGAATAACAGCCATCGGGTCATCAGGAAACTCAATCACCTCTGCCTCTGGCTGGACGTTCTCTTGGTTCTCTTCAGCCATCTAAATGTCCCCCTGTGTCGCTGCTGCGCCTGCTGCAATACCTACTGGGATAAGCCCCAGCATCTTGAGTATTTGTACATCCTTGTCATCAAAGATTACGTAGTTGAATGTTCCCTCTCCTGCCCCCCTACTGCCCTGGTCCAGGTACTTGATGCCTCGGATGCCCTTGCCCTGCAATAACGCAGATACACTTTCGTGGGTTTTTCCTTGCCTATGAAAGCCCTTTACAGAAGGTATTGCGTTGGTATATATATCTGCACCAGATGGAGCAGCATCAACCCACTCCTCGGGCAACATATCACGCAGTGCATCCTGCACCTTCTGCGGCTGCTCGCTCAAAGGACGATCCCACAGCAAGAACTCATCGTCAGCAGGGAGGAGATCCACCTCAAACATACTGCCTTTGTTGATTGACGGATTCTCCTTGAACCGTTGAACTTGCACCCTTTGGTCCTGGATTTTCTTGTACCAATCCATATCGGACGACTTAAGAGCGTCCTTCTCCTGCTGCAAAAGCCTCCGATCAACAACCTCAGCCGCATCTGAGGGCTTTAGCGGACCCATCCCTTTTGTTGTAAGATCATCCCAAGCATTATCAAGCATCGTGCTTACGCTTGGCCCAGCAGTAGAAAAATCTGGCCTGCCTGCCAAACCATGCCGATAACTCTGCGCAACAGCAGGCTCCTCCGCAAAGTACAGCCCATGCCCATAAGCCTGAGCGCCCTCACCCGTACCGATCCTGCTAACGTCAAACTTGTCGAAAGTATGAGGCGAACCGTGGAACGCCTTCTTAACCGGCCTCGAGGTGACTTGCGGTGCCCGATATGCTGCCCTCTTAGCCACATTAGCCCCCGCACCAGCTATTGGCACTATCAAGTCCATTGCCGCCTCTACCGGGTCTTGAGGCAGGATGAAGTCCAATGCCTGCGCAGCATTAGGCCCCTGTGGAACTTGACCCATAGCCTGCTGTATCGACCTGCCAGGACCAACGCTGATAGGCACCTCTCCCAGTGCCTGCCGGATACCCAGCAGATCGGGCAAATCACCCTTCGGCGGTATAAACTGACCCAGTGGCATTACTCTTGACCCTCAGTGCGCACATCGGCCATCCTGTCAATCTCTGGCTTCAGCGCAGCAATACGCGCCCTCTCACGCTGTAAGTCGCTATAGCTCCTGCCTATCGGCTCCTGCGGCATAATACGCTCCGCATACTGTGACTTCTCCTCATTCCTCAGCCCTGCCCGCTCACCCTTCTCCTGTATCCCCTCCGAATCAAGGATCTGGTTCCACTCTCGCCTACCATGAACGTCACAATCTAGTGGCTCACAGTAAAAGCTCTCAAAGGGCCGATAACCAAGCGCAGCACTGACCGGAAACTGATAGTCAGAGTTACCCCCACACCGACACGTTACTGGCTTCTCCCGGTCAATATAGGGCCTTATCCAAGCGTCTACCTTGCCGCAGGTGCGGCACTTGTAATCGTATAAGGGCATCAGTCCCCCACTACCATGTCGCAACTAATCATCCACAAGTCCCTGGTTTCCTTCACCTCGTCGCTACTGAGCGTCAACAGTATCAACCTCTGGTCCCCTCGATACTCGCAGTCCACAACCTCAGCGTCATCCGGTATCTTGTCCCTCATATGGTCCCCGTCTAACGCCTTCAGGAGCCTCAACAGCCACTCCCGGCTTATTGCTACCCTCATACACCCTGCCATAAGATCGCCCCTCCAGGCTATCCTCAGCGGCCTTTAACCGCTCTCTTAGGCTTTTTCGGCGTCTTACTCGCCGCCTTGGGTTTATCAACACTAGCCGCTATCTCCTTGACTACCTGCACCAACTCCTCACCCTCGAGCGTATATCCGCTAGGACAATAGATATGCACCCTCCCCTTCGCGCAATCTATGGCCAATCTCTCCTCACCCTTGCTATAGCCGCTCACGCCAACCTCCTATATCTGCTGCGCATTGCCCATTATGCCGCTCTCAGTAGGAGTCGGCGCACTATATAATCCAGGGACAGCAGGTCCAGGCTGCGTCGTACCGTTACCGCCCGCTGGAGGGACAGGCGCGGGGGCACCAGCCGGAACTCCTAGACCTGCCTGCCCCTGAATACCCGCTCCAGAGACTCCCTCCTGCCCTATGGCAGGCCATACCTGCTCGGGATCTGCTATCTCATAACCCCTAATCATCAGCTGCTCAGCCAACCACGGCAAGTTAGGAGGAGGCAACCCCATCTGCATTGCAGTAGGCGCTATGCCCGCCATCAGGTTGAGCAAGTCCATCCACTGCTTCCGCTCGATGGCCAGTGCCGTGGCGTGGCTTGCCACGTCGATCTCAAACCTGTAATCCCCCCTGACGATATCGCCCTCAACCGTCGCCCACTCGTCAGCATCGGGGTCAATTGCTACCTCCTGCCCTGCCATATACTGAGTGTAAAGCGCCCACATCGCCTCGGCAGTGCCCACCTGGAAAGCCTCAAGCTCGTCGCTACGCAATGCCTCCCTGGCCGTAGTCCGGCGCTCGTTAATCGCTGCCTCAGTAGCCGTCTCCTCGTCACCACCACCAGGACCAGGCGTACCTGCCGTCTGGTTGAACAACTCCATCATCGTACCGATGAAGTTCTCTTTCTGACCACTAATCGCCACAAAGGGCAGAGCCATTACCGACTGCCCCTGTGCCCTACTCAAGCCCTGGACCCCTATGGCCATATCCTTGGGCGTCTGCAAAGCAATCTCCACCTGCTCCTCGGTGAAAATATCGCTATCGTAGAACATCACATTCTTCTGCTTGCGCATCGTGAACAGGTAGCTATCAAGCATCTCATTAACCAGCGCCTGGATGTTATCGGCTCCGGCCATGTGCAGCATTGGCCTGCTCACCCAACCCCTCGGACTCTTGTGGAACGCCAGCAACTGCGCTGGATAGTCCCTCAGCCGCTTGTAGGGCCACTCGTCTGAGTAACGTATGATCCTGCCAGTTGGCAAGCTAGGATCTAGCGGCTGGCCGTTCGCCCCCTCCTCAGCAATGACTATAAGCAGGTTGCGCCTCTTGCCTCGAGCCACTGGGTACCTACGCGCCCAGATCTCCCAAAGCACCACAACACCAAAATCGTCATCGTCGGGATTGGCACCCAGAACGGGGTCTTGGTCTGGTGCCTTCTCCAGCCTAGTTGAAGGCTGTAGGTCGGCAGTGTTACGGTAGTTTGGATTGCTCCTCACCTCATCGAGTGTCCTGACAGACCTAAACGCTATCCAACGGGCATCCTTAAGCCCGTCAGTACTCATCGGGTCGAACCTGAAGTCCAGAGGGTCCCACCTAATGCCAAAAGGCGCATCCTCCCGAACATCGGAGTGCGCCTCCTCATATACCACACCATCTCTTATGGCCTCGTGCTCGTCAATGTGAGGACCGATAACATTCTCCTTGATATCGTCCTCTATGCTATCGTCACTAAGCAGCTCCGTGTGTAAGGCAATGTGCGCATCCTGGTCCTGGTCCTCAGTTACCACCGTGAGGGTGCCAACGCCCAGGAATAGGTTTTCCTCCTCCGCATCGTCAATAACAAGGTCTGCGAGGTCGGAGGGGCTTGGGTCTTCGTCATCCTTGTAGTCGGTCCATCCCAGCTTCTTGATGCCATACGGATAACAGTACGCATCCAACAGCACCCGCTTGTCCTGTTCCTTCTGCCCCGCGTCCTTGGTGATATGGTTGATCACCTTGCTTACCGTGTTCACTCCCGCCACCGCCTCCTTGGTCTTGGGCTTCACACGATACGTAGGCTCACGGAACATCTGGTTGGCGATGCTCTGATCTATCCACGCAAACACCACTGAGGGCTTGATGCGGCTCGTATTGTCATGATCTGCCCTCATACCCACATTGCGGTCGGTATCGTCTAAGACCTCCTCACGCATCGTGGTGGGGTAGTTCTCGTACATCTGCCTGATACGGTCCCCCGCCTCCAACTCCCACTTGAGGCATTGGGTGCTGTGCTCTATCTTGCGGAGCCAGTATGTGGCCCTCGCATCATTCTTCTGTGGATATGCCATGTCAACCCCTACGTGACGTAATACGCCTCTTTCCTGCCAATACCCAACCTGGCCCTGCGCTTCTGCCTCTCGATATCGTCTATCGTCTGCCCTCGAGGTTTCTCCGGTACCGCAGGCTTGCGCTTACCCCTCAAGAACTCCAGATGCCGACCAAACAACCCCAAAGTGTCCACCTGATCGTCATGCTTGCCCCTGTCAAACCTCAGTAGCTCGGCCTCGAGATCCGACACCCAAGCAGTGTTGCGAGGAAAGAGCACCTGACCATAACCAAACCAACCGCGTATCGACTGCGCCTTGGTGGGCTTATCCGATGCGCTCGAGTAAAGCGCCTCACCGGCAAACATCCCACGCTCCTGCATCATCCTGTGTAGGAAAGGCCCCACCGACTTCTCTATCTGCGCCTTCTCTGCGATATACTCAACAGGCTTCCACTTGTCCACTAGCCCCAGAAATCCAAGCGTCCCCTGGTATGTGTCAACCTGCTCCTTATACCGATCCAACAGGTACAAGCAATCGTTAGCAACACGCCCAACCATATGGACCGTGAAATCCCCACCACCTTCGGTAGTCGCCCAATCAGAGGCCATGTAGACTGTTCCATATGGCTTGCCTGTGTGATCCCGTGGAACATCGTCGTAATACTGGAACATATCCCTTACAAAATACCCCTCCTCGCCAGGTATCGGATTCTGTAGCAACTGGCAAGCGAAGTTGTAAGGCGATAAACCTATCCTGCGCTTCTGTAGCCACTCCTCGCTAAACAACACCGGAACGCCATCTGGGGTGCCTGTATCTGTTGCCGGGTACACCCTGGGCACCGCAACCTCTCGCTCCTCTATCGTGCCGTATGTATCACCATCTGCGTAGCGAGTGCCGATATACCGCTCTACACCACCCTCCTTGCCCAGGTTCAAGCTCAACTCCCAGGCGTCCGTTGTCCTGGGCAACATCCCCTCCGTCACACTGCGCTCCGTCACCACGTCATCATACACTCGGATATCGTAGTGGCTCGAGGTCGGCATACCATCCACCAGGCCCCACGCCTCAATGCTGGCCTCCTTGGGGTTGCCCTGCCTCTTGAGTACAATACCCTCATCCTCCGACCACTTGGGAGATTGTGTCCTTGGATCTTGCCACAAGACCTCTGGGAACCAACTCTTGAGCAGGTTGTTGCGCTCAAACTCCTGCATGATCTGCCGCAAGAACCGCTTTGCCGTGGGCCTGTTGTAGCTGAAGATGCCTACCGTAAGCTCGGGATCGTTGACTAGATCCTGTATCGTCTTGGCGAAGGTGATGATCGTGCTCTTGTAATGCTCCCTTGCCCACAGGTCGAGCATCCCGTCAGGCTGTGCCTGGACCTCCCTGCACCTGTCCAGTACCCAGGGGTGCGCTACATCCTCTCGCCTCAAGCCATAGCGGAGCAAAAAATATAGGTCAGTCTTTGCCCAAACTCGGAAAACTGACCGTATTTGATCCTCCGTCTGTGCCAGTTGCCTTAAGTGCGTCAGACAAGAGGCGTACTCCCTCAGACTCGTCGGCAGAGGTATGTCTATGTTCAGCATTGACATTCTGGTTTACCGTCTTTGGCATTAGCCTCGGCAGTAGTTGACCAAACAGTATATCGGGCCTATCAGCTAGGCACTGCGCCCCCCCGGCCAGATGCACAGCCTCCCATATCAGGGCCTCGACATCTCGAGTGTTCTTGGACTTTCGGCCCTTTGGTCTACCCGCTGCCTTGGAGCCTTTAACGAACCTGCCATTGTTGTCTCTGTCACCCATTTGCTGCCAATCTTATAGGACCATACATGACAATACGCCTCCTAGCCTAATGCCGGGAGGCGTTGAAAACTACGGAGCAAGCTAAGAGTCACCCTAGCCTGCTCCCCGTAGCCACTTATGCAGAGGCCCGATACTCGCTTGGAAGATGACAAGTCTTCCTCAACCGGGGAAAATCCCCCCACGTAAGTGAGTAAACACTTTCTTGCCGTTGATGGAAACGCCATTCGCTACCGCCTTAGCTTGCCCCTCCAAGATAAAGCTAGGGCCTACCACCAGCCTTTGGCTGGTTCACAGACAAATATAAACCCCCCATCCCACAAAGTCAAGTACTGATTCAACTACTCAGCCGCCTACGGCGACTGGCCGTTAAGCTGAGAACCGCTTAAGCGGCCTCATGTCTCTCTTGTTTTTCTGAGGCAGTCTACCGTTAACTGAGTACGTAAAACCGCCATGTTATTGGGTGCTGGTGCCCGACAAGGAACAAGCCGCTAGGTCTCCCAGGGGTCGTGGGACCATAGCCCGCCTGAAGGCTATAGCGTTGATCCTAGCTCCCTGCCTACTCTATGGCGTACAAAACAAAGACGTTCAGGAGAGAGGCAACCGGGTCCAAGGGTTACGTCCTGAACGTCTGAGTTATACCCAACTTGATCTTGGACCCTCAATTACCTCTGAGTCCAATTATACTCCAAATACTCTATAAGTCAAGAGCTTTCTTGCGGAGGGGGTAGGGCGCTCGGTAGAATTGACAGACGCGGGCACCAGAGATCGTTAGTTGGTTGCCTGCAAGATGTGCGCCCTACCCCCCCTTTGTCGGCTATAGGCTCCCCTCCTTGCCGCAGCCTTCCAGGGCGGCGGCCAGCCCACGCAGGTATGGTGTCCAATCCGATTCATCTAACCCCGCATCCAGACAGGCCAACGCGTCGATAAAGAACCGCAATTGTGGCAACCCGCCCGGGGGAAGTGCCGCATCCCTCAC